GCGTCTGGAAAACCATCCACACGAAATTGGTTATCGTGGAACGGATCTATTGAAGCCATCAGCCAATTCTTTCCCGCCTCCGTAAGCCCAGTGCGCTTTTGGATAGCATTGAGAATCCTTTCAGATTTTGAGACAGACATTTCAAATCAAAGAAGAGATTAAAAGAACGACACACAAAAATGATAGTAGAGACGAGAAGAGTAAGCACAGCAGACACGGGTACAGCGAACAAGCAAAGAAGGAGGAGGCGGAAAAACCAAGGACATAAGTCTTTATTTTAGGGGGCTAAGCATTACATAAACAACCCTAATGACTCGAACATTTCCACAGCAAAATTCACTCTTTCATGCATCAATCCGCCACGCTCGTATCCACAATACAACCCTTCTAGCTCACGGTCTGTTAAAAACCCTTTCTCTATGTTCACCATACTAATACTAGTCATGGTGCCGGGGATGGGACATTCTCCGCAGAACTGACGCTGATATTGTTTCCGCAAAGAATCAATATAATCCATTATCAGTCTACGTGTGTCTTGACACGCCCAGCTTTCGATACGTAGAGCAAAAGCCCTCAACAAACTCCACCGAACGTCCAAAGAGGCACAGTTCAGCGTTAGGGATGATAGAGTTCTATTTAGTTCTGGTTTGGGCAGCCACATTGAATTGTGGCGCACCACGGTTTGCGACAAAAAAGACAAATCGTAATACATAACCGGTTCTTCGGAATTCGAGGTAATTTTCAACCCCAAGGCAGCAAAAACGGGCACGATTGTTTTGTAGTTAAACCACGGTAGGCATTCTTCACTCACAGTGAAAGTGTTATCATCCCCATTTAGACCAGCTTCAACGTTTCCGATGAAGTAGGAATATGAAAACAACCCACTATCTCGAAACGCAATAACTGCCAACTCGACTCTTTTATACTCGTCAGAAGCACGAGGGAGCTGCGAGAGCAGGATCTTGTTGCGCTCGAATTCCTTAAGATTATCGGCGAATTCATTATGTAAGAGTGTAATCCAAATCATGGAAAGATAACGAAAGAGTCCGATTGTGTTATCGACAATTGTATTACCGAAGCCCGAAGGCATACCGGTTGTCTTAAAACACACGTCTCCTGCTTCTAATGCAATCATTGAGTACACAGCTTGAACATAAAGTTCATTAATTCTACACCAATTTTCCTCTGTTTGATCTTCTTGTTGTAGGAACGAATAACGTATCCTAGCCAAGTCGAACATCATAGCACGGAACATGCAAGTGTCGTATTTACTTCCATCCAAATCAAAACCAAAACAAAACCTTCCCAGCCGAAACATGAGACTATTGAATCCACCATTAAACTTACTACCCCCTACAAACGACCAGGTTTTATTGTTGCTACGATAAAATCGATTGTTCATGTCTAGACAAAGACGATTCGTCGATAGAACATGTTCAATTGCAGC